GTCTCTGGTGGGCAGACGACGTGTGACACGCGCCTGTTCCCGTCCCTCACGTAGCACCGTTTTGACGCGGTCGTCGGAGACACTAAGCGGATCGAATTGACCACGCATGATCCTCGACACCTCTTTTTTACCGAGGCGAGACACGTCGGTCAGCTGCTTGCGGATCTGCCTGTCATTCATGCCAAGGCGTTTGGCCGACTGCGCCAGATCGTAAAGCTGAGCTTGTCCTCGCATCAACTGTTCGTTCGCCTTTTGGTAAGCCTCAACGATGTCCGCCTCCGTGCCTTTCGCATCAGCCCAATTGTAAAATTCACGCAAATCGGCGTCGACCAACTCACCGTCTGTCGCGTTGTATATTATGTTTGAAATCGCATCGTAGTCGTTCCACACGTCGTTGGCCTGATACCGCTTGGACGTGTCAACCTTCGCGCCGGGGAGTGTCTGCTGCTCTTGCAACCCACCGGCATCGCCCACACTCGACGTGCCGGGCTTGTCCTTCTGATAGACGACCTCGCGTGTCACGGTGTTCTGCCACCCCTCGCCGCCGCGTGGTCCGCGATACCTGACCCACTCCCCACCGTCGGCGAGTTGCATCCCCGCCTCTTCGTCGCCAACCTTGACGCCGAGGTCTCGCAACACCGTCTCAAGTCGGCGACGCTCTTCGAGTTCCATGTTCTGCGCCGCGTCGGTCACCTTCCATTCGTCGTACCGCTCCTGTAACTCCTCGCGAATGTCGTCTTCATCATTGACCCCAAAATGATAGCCGTCGGTGGCGATGCTGTACTCAAGATACTCGACGGGGATGTCTCCGTAGAAGATGCGCGTGTCCTCGAAGGTGCTCCCGGTGTCGCCCCCGGCAGAACCACGGAAACCGAACAGGTTGATGAGCCGGCGCTCCTTTTCGACGCGCGCCCAGGGCGGCTCCTTCGACACCTCCGGTGTGTACCCGTCCTCGGCCATGCCCTGCACGTCGACCTCAACCCTAACCTCGCCGTATGCGTCGAGCGGTCGCTCCGAGGTGAACACAGCAGAACCGACGCCCGTGTTGCGAAGCCCTCGCGTCTTGTTAGATGTTCTCAATCCGCCGAGGATGACGCCGTCCCGCCCACCCTCTTCGGGGAACAGGCTGTCGATTTTCGTCGTATGATACAGCGTCTCCGGTGGGTTCTCCCAGAACTCGCGGTTGAACTCCTCGGCGTAGTTCCCGAACTCTGCCTCGTAGACCTTGTCGGCCTCGTGCCGTCGGAGAAAATCGTTGCGGTCACCGATGCGTTCCACCTCGCCGTCGGCGCTTCGTTTGAAGACGACGTGCGTTGGGTTATCGGCGTACTCGTCTTTGGTGCCGACGTAGTAGCTGTCGCCGTCGACGTCCGTCACCTTCCGCTTGTTCGTCAGCCCGGTCATGTGCGTCTCCATGAACTCGCCATCGTCGGTGTTGCGGTCCGCGTCCTCCTCGTAGTCCATGCCCGGCAAGCCGACCTGCTCCGTCTGCTGCGGTTCGGTGAACCCCGTCGGGTCGCGGGAGTAATCGACCTCGCCGGTCCGCGTGTTCTGCATCCCCTCGCCACCGTCCGGTCCGAAGTACGGAACCCACTCGTCGCTGTCGTCGTCCAGCGTCCGCGTCACCGCCTCGCTATAACTCACCGCCGATGTCACCCCCGAACGCACCTCCCGCCGGACCAGTCTCGCCCTCGGGGACGGGCCTGCCGTAGTTGTCCTCGACGTCGTCACGCTCCGGCAGGTCGAGGCGGACGCGTGCTTCGTTGGTCGTCATGTAGTCGCCGACACGGGCGATGAGGTCGGCCATGTCCTTCTGGTCGTCCATCGGTTCGTTGAACACGAGGTCGATGTTGGTCGTCTCGTCGAACTCCGTGTAGTCGCGGAGCACGCGCTTGATGACCTTGTCGACGAACTGCCTCGCGAAGTTGCGCTGGTTCGCTGTAATCTGTAACTTGAGAATCGACATGCGTATCTCGGCGGGTGTGCCTGCGCCGAGTCCGTCGCTGCCGATGTTTGCGACCTCAAGCGGCAGCCCCATCGCCGCGGTGATGTTACGCATCGACATCTCCTGGATGGCGGAGTAGTCGAAGCTGTGCGCCTCCAACGTATCTATCTCGACATCGCGACCGGTGAAGTACGCGGTGTTGGCGTCGGTCGTCGCAGGGTCGAAGATGGTGCGGACCCGTCGCAGTTCCGAGTCGCGGATTGGTGCGCCGTCCTCCCGCCCGACCTTGACGTGCCGCTGCGGGAAGCCGTGCAACTCGATGGCCTGACGGATGGCCTCCTGGTTCTCCTTAAACGCCTCAATCTCGTCGCGGTTGCGCAGCGCCTCGCTGATGCCGACCTTGTCACGCGCCGATGACTTCGACAGCACGAAGTGCACAACGTCACGTGGGTCGAGGTCACGGACGACCGCACCGCCCATGTCGCTGTGCGTTCGCTGCTCCCACTTGATGATGTTCCCCTTCTCGTCTGTCTCGGGATACAGCGTCCACGGTTCGATGGGGACGAGTCGGTCGAACTTGCCGGCGGCGTTCTCGACTATCTCCAACGCGGAGAACGGATACCAGAACGCATCCTCGCCGAGGTCGATGAGCAGCAGGTCGATTGAGTTGAACGCCTCGTCGAGGTACTCTTCGAGTGTCACCACCTTGCCGCCGACGACGTCGAGTTGTGAGTCGTCATCGTCGATGACCCACTCGTAGCCGGTGCCGAAGTTCAACAGCGACTTCGCGTGGAACAGTTGGGAGACGATGCCACCGGACTCACGCATGTCCTTGATGGCCTGCATCTCCTCCTCGGTAATCTCCTGTCCGCGGAACGTGTAGCCGTAATCGCCGCTCGCCTTGTCGACGTTCGAGATGGGTTGCGCCAACGTGCGGCGCTTCGCCTCAAGCCAATCCCCGGCGAGTCCCCGGAGTTGGCTACGAAGCGACGGGTCGGTAGACATGATGCGACGTTCGGCGTCCGGCGTTAATATTGTTGTGCTACCGGATGTCGCCGGTCAGGCTGTCCTCGTCGCGATAATAGCGTGTCTCGCAGTCGGGGCACACCCACACATCGACGGGCATCCCCTGCGACTCGACGTACTGGACATCCGCCGTGCAGTACGCACCGCACTCGCATCGGTGCGGTGTCGGCAGCCACGGGATGAGGCCGGCGACGTCAGGCAGCTTCTTATCGACGTCGGTCAGGTCGTCGAGTCGGAAGCTCATGCGTCATCCCGGTCGTACAGGTCGGTGCCCTCGGCGAGGAACTCGATGCCGAAGTTGACGGGGTCGAGTGCCATCCACACCGCGTCGAGTTGGTCGTCGTGTCCCTTCGGAAAGCCCGCCCACTCCGAACGGAAGTCGGTCCACGACACCTGCTTGTTGTCGACGCCCTCCCAGTCGATGAGCTTCGCCTGCTGGTTCGCGAACGGGACGGACAGTTGCAGGATGCGGTCCTCCTTGTGGCCGTCGGGCGTCACGGGTATCGGATGCAGCCCCGCGTCTTGCAGGTCTGTCTCGAACCAGCGCTGCGCCGCCACGGCTTCGTAGCGGACGGCGTTGGTCGGGTAGCCGCGTATACACTCGGTGACCCAGTCGGCGGCCTGTGCCGGCGTCTGACCCCGGCGACGTTGGACCTCCGTCACGTAAGCCAACGGCTCCTCGGGGTGCTCGGCCACAATCGCCAACGCCCAGAAGTCCGTGTCGTTCTCGCGTGCCTTCGGCTTGTTCATCTCTATCCCGAGGTCGACGGCGACGTGCCAATACCAATCCTTGCCGTCGAGGACGCGGGCATCTTCGTAGTGCAGCATGTCCAGCGTCAGCAGGGTGCCGCCCGCCTGTGGGTCGGCGAGGTACTCCTGTCGGAAAATCTGCTCCGGCGTGGTCCGCTTCGCCGCCTCTATCTCGTCGGTGTCAATCCACGGGTTCTCGTAGCTGGTCGCGTGCACCGCTCCCCAGTCGGGCATCGACGAGTCGCGGCCCATGTCGTAAGCTTGCGAGAACCAGTTCTCACCCATCGGCTTCGAGATGAGTAGCGCCCCGCCGTTGTTGTCGAGGAGCATGGGACGCAGGTCGTTCTGCCAGATGGTCTCGTCCATGTACGCCGCCTCGTCGATGACCATGAAGTCGACACCCGCTCCCTGCAACGAGGACGGTCGGTCGAACGAGTAGAACTCGACCTGCGACCCGTTGGTCATGCTTATCTCGAACGGTGGGCTGCGCTTCGCCTCGCCGTCGATGAACGCATCGGGCAACTTGTTGAGCACCTTCTCGAAGCCGTACTTCTGCGTCTGCACGTAGGTCGGCCCGACCCACCAACACACAGGATTCTCATCAGCGCCGTAGTCGAACGTGTCGGGCTGCGTCGCATATTCGATGATGGACGCGGTCGCCACCTCGTTCTTCCCGAAGCGCCGACCGCACATGGCGACGCGGAACCGCTCGTCCATCTGGAATATCTCCGCCTGCTTCTCCGACAGCGTCCACGTCAGCTTCGACCGTGCGGCGCTCATTCGCGTGTGACGACAACGACCTCGGAGCTAACCTCCCACTGCTTCTCGTCCTCCAACGACTGCGTGGTGGTCCGCGTGCTGTATCCGTAGGACGACTGCAAGATGAACTCGGGTGAACTCTGGTCGAGCAACGTCTTCGCACCTCTTGCCCTCGCGCGTTGGAACCGGACAAACAACTCGGCCAACGGGGAGGTGATGCCCTCCTCGACATCTGACTCACCAACGTCCAACCACCGCCGCAGTGTTCGCGGCGATATGCCCGCAACGCCCGCACATTCCTTGAGCTTCGCACCAACCTCGGCGATGCCTTCAAGCTGTGCCTGCACCTCCGGCGTCAGCTTGTCCGGGTGGTGGTAATGCTCCGCATGGTCACGGCAGTAGCCGATGGACGCATCCATCCCCCACCCGGCTGGTCGGCGACACGTCGAGCCGTCATCCATCTCGAAGCCGCATCGGTCCATGCGTTGACATTGTGTTTATTCGTCTTTACTGTGATGGTCGTGTATGGACTGGAGAAGGTTTGCCGTATGGGCGGAGACGAAGCTATGGAACTGGCTTGCGTTGAACAAGGTCACGGACATCGAGCACACCGAGGGGAACTCATCGGATGTTGGCGAGGCGGTGGCGCGGGTGCTTGACGAACGCAACATGGACACGGACATCGAGTGGGTGTGGCTGGACGCGACGTATGTGCTGCCGTCGAAGGTACCGCCGTGGGTGGACGCCGTCGTCGACCTGCTGCCGTACCGACCGGAGCGCTTCGACTGCGAGGACTACTCGTTCCTGTACAAGACGATGGCCGCGTTGTTCCTCGGCGTGAACGCAGTGGGCGTTGTCATCGACTGGTCGGGTGGTCATGCGTACAACATCGTCGTGACGTCGGTGGGACACGTGCACTTCGTCGAACCGCAGAACGGGGAACTCGTCCACGTGGGCAAGGAGGAGATTTACGAGTTCGACCGCGTCCTCATCATAATCTGAAAGCGGCTGGTCGGAGTCCAAGGTTGCCCGGCTCCGTGCGTGGTTCTTCTTCGCATCCGAAGTTGACCATGTTGCGACATCGGGCAGAGCATGTGTGGCGCAGGGGATTGTCCGTCACGAGGATGCGCGGTTGCTCCTTGCCGCAGGCGAGACAGGTGATGACCTTCATGTCCATGCTACACCCTGCACCCACAGAACGTGCAGACATACTCGGGTGCCGCGCCGCCGG